GTGTATTCTTTGTCGTCGATGACGATAGGCGTTGTTTTTTTCTCAGCCATTTGTCAGTCTCCTAGATTAAGGGTTTGCAGTTGCCCAAGGGGCGGTTTCTACGGCGGTGGGCGGGTTGATTTGTTTCGCAATATTGCGATCATGCCCTGCTTCCCACTCGGCGCATGTCACACCGTTGCCTTCAGCGGCGTTGGCGTCAATAGTTGACTTGGCCCAGCCTACGACCTGTGATTCTGTCAGGTCAGCAAACGACGTGAACGTCGCAGGGTCCAAGTTATCAGTGTTCAAACTGATCTGGTTTGCCGAAGAAATGCTGTAGGTTTTGTCGCCTACGGTTTCTTCTGAGTAAAGCCGCCAGACAACAGAGAATACGACTTCGGAAAGCCCATCTTGTGTTCTGGTATTTAAGTTAGGGTCAACTGACCAAACATGTGTAACAGCCATTGTTTATTTCTCCTTGCTGGTTACGGGTTGGGGTTTGCTTCTGCCGCAGCCGCTCTATCTACTCCAGTCATAACTAAGCCATTATCAAAGCCATAAGTGACAATAGCCTCACGAGTAGAAGGGACTGCAATATCGTTATCCAAGCAATGCTGCACGACAATGTCCACTATCCGCTTGACTGCTTCATCGGCACGATTAGTGATTGCGTTTTCGCACCACTCTTGTGGGGAATAGGCTGCATACTGCATACCTTTAAGTTGAGTGTCTGTTAAAGTTACTGTTATATCAGGCATTTTGGCCTCCTTATCCTAAAAGTGCGATGAACATACGGTTGTAGCTGGCGTTACCATGAACTTCTCCAAAAGTAACATGGAATGTCACATAGTCACTTGCTGATAAATACCCTATGTAAGTGCTATTGAAGCTGTCGTTTGAGCTTGTGGTTACATCCTGACATTCACCGCCAGAAATTTTTACATTGTTAGTACGAACTTCGATCCTATCGCCGCCTGTGCTTCCTGCAAGGTGATTCCAACCGATAATATAAACACCGCCATGCGGGACTGTGAACTTATGTCCTGTGCCACTCGTCGTTATTGTTATACCACCTTGCGTAGCGGTGGTTGAGTTTATTGGGATAATAGCGCCAGATGTAAGATTGGAACCACTGTAGCTGCCAGCCGCATAAGGTTGTTTGTTTTTAGTGACAACGCCATCGTCGTGAATTTGCATGGCAGTGGCGATAGTAGAACCACTTAATCGAGTTAAGAAGCGTATTTCACCGTCGTCTTTGTTGGTTGTGTCCGAACCAGACAAACCTTCTATACGAGATGTTTCAGTGCCACTCCAATAAAAACGAGTTCTTCCCAAAGTCTGACCCGCGCCAGACCGATTTGAGTCCATGATGAAGTCAACGAGTTCATCACCTGATTGCTGAATTTTTACTTCGTCTGTTGGCATAAGGATATGCCCATCAGTTTCAATTTGTAGATATTCACCACTTCCTGTGCCAAGGACCAATGGACCAACAGTTGAACCAGAACTACGGATATTGACTTTACTATTGCTTTCCGTCAGCTCAATTTCAAACAACGGATTGTTTGTGCCGCCTTCTCTGCGCCAACGTGTGATAACGCCATCAGTAGATGTGTAAACGTGAAGTGGGTAGTAAGCTGTAGAGCCATTACCGATGCCAACGAATCCATTGGATTGAATCCGCATACGTTCGGTTGACGAAGCTGCGCCGTCGGCGGTTGTTTTAAACACAAGGCGTCCGGGCATGTCGTTAGCACCGGGTGTGCCGTCTACCTCCCCCCATATTCCCGCAGCAAGAGAGTTCACATCTGTGCCATCACTACCCGACCAATTAATATAGCCTAAAGCGTCGTTGTTTTGAACAATTGTATTACTGCCAATAGTGGTGTTACGACTTTTTGCCATATGAATGTAAGAGCCATACGCATCATTGGAATAGCGTAGAGCAGAAAAACCAACTGTGCCGTCGGTTCGTGCTGTTTGTACGGAATATCCAGAAATTGATGAGCTTATACCCGCTAATAAACGACCAGAAGAGTCAAGCTTTAAAGCAGTGTTCCAAGTAAGATTATTATCTGCTGTGCCTGAACCAGCATATTGCCATGTATGTGTACCAGCATATTGCGTATAAGCAGCAGCTGATGAACTTGTAGCGTATTTCCAGTTAGTGTTGTCGTTGTAGGCATTATTTGTAATAAACACTGCATTAGAGCTACCAGTATAAGATGCACCACCAATGCTGCTACCTACAGTAAGCACATCGTAGGCTGATCCCCATGCTGCTGAAGATATGCCACCAATAGTGACCCGCCCAGCATTATCAATCCGCATACGCTCGGTTGAGGAAGATGCGCCGTCGGCGGTTGTATGAAACGTAAGGCGTCCCGGCATATCAGCTAAACCGGGAGTGCCGTCTACTGTAGCATTAATTTGTGCAAGTCTTACAATCTCATTACTATCTGCGCCTCCAAAAATTATCTCAGATATAGTGTCACCTGAATTGACAATCGTGTCAGAACCCCTCGACGTGCCTCTGGATTTGTTCATATACAAAACAGGTCCAAAGGCGTCGTTTGTGTTGCGAGTAATAGCTGCGGAGGAAGTAGTTAAACTAGTCCCCTCTATCTGGAAAACAGTAGTGTTTCCTGAAAAATCTGTCCTCGCACTTGTTGTGCTAACCAAAACTCGCTGCGACGAGTCGAGAACCATTGCAACGGCGTTTCCAGACCCAAAAGTTAAACTGTCTGCACTGTGCGAATATTCTGCCCAACCTACTTTTGTGTCGTCAGGGTCACCAAAGTATAACGAGCTATATCCAGTATTTTGCGGTGCTTGAATAGTAATACCAGAAGACGACGCAATAGACGATTTTCTAACAACAAGACCGTCGCCGTAAGTGTTGTAACCGCTTATTGCGTTGGTTCCGATACCTACGCGACCAGCATTATCAATCCGCATACGCTCGGTTACAGCTTGAGCGCCATCTTCTGTAGTGGAAAAAGTAAGTCTGCCCGGTGTATCATCAGCTCCGGGAGTGCCATCAACCGCCGCTTCAATTTCAGCAACACGGCTAACAAGGTCAACACCATCGTCCGCTGCAAAACGAATTACGCCTACTTGGTCATCATCATTAACAATCGTCCCCGGAGTACCTACGGTGGTGCTTCGGCTTTTGCCGATCATTAAAAACGAACCGCCCGCAGATGTTCCATAACGTGTTTGTGTATACTGAGTAGAGCCAGCACTACCAATTTGGAGGTCGCCAGTACCATTACCAACGTCAACAGAGTTGCCACCATTTTTAATTATGATATTCGCACCCGCAATCGTATTTCCAGTGGTGGTTATTCCCCCGTCTTTGAGAACAACACTATCAATAGTCACACCACCAGCAGCGGTAATCTCGTTGATCGTATCGACGTTGAGGCCACCAGTCGCGGTAGTTGCGCCAGTGACACCAAGAGTGCCTGCAACGAGCGTGTTGCCTGTAGCGGCGGCTACTTGGAATTTGTCCGTGTTGACCGAGAAACTGCCAACTACGTTAGCATCGCCACCAAGAGAGGCGTTACCAGTCGTAGTGATTGTGCCACCAAGCACAGCGTCACGAGATAGGAACAAGTCACGCGGACGCGTAGCACCAGTCGCACCGATGTCGTAAGTTGCATCGGTAAACAACAGATTAGACGTGATAGTGGCGGTAACAGTCAGCGTGTCGCTTGAAGCGTCACCAATCGTGGTGTTGCCGGAAATATCCAGATCAGTCGCGGAAATAGTACCCGTGAGGGTAGGAGAAGTAATTGTTGGGGCTGTAAACGTCTTATTGGTAAGGGTTTCCGTACCATCCAGCGTAGCGAGCGTACCAGTCGTGGGCAGCGTTACGTTAGTCGCGCCAGTCGTGGTCAAAGTCAGCGCGTAAGCGCCAGACGTTGTGAACGCCCCCGCAGTTGTTACCGCACCGCCAAAGTTCAAGGTGTAGCCGTTGAAGCTGAGAGAGTTAAAGTTTGTCTCACACTGCTCGACGTTGGTGCCATCACAGAACACAAACATTGTTTGCCCATCAGGGATAGCAACGCCAGTGCCAGCCGCTGTCTTTACAGTAACTTGTTGTCCTGAGTCGTTCTTACAAACGTACAACTTAGAGGCACTTGGGCAGACGACGGTAGCCGCTCCGGTCAGCGCAGTGCCAGTATCCGTGAACTCAAGCATGGCGCAGCGGGACTCAGAAGTCGTTCCGTCCGCTGTAGTCAGCACATGTGAGTTGGTAGTCCATGTATTGATGACGGCACGTCCAGCGACTGCCTCTTCAACCATCGAGGTGATGTTGTCGTTAACTACATCGCCCCACGTACCACTGAGTTCCCCTTGGACAGGAAGGGCTAATTTAAGTATCGAAGTGTACTGTGTCGTCATGTTTTAATCCTCACGCGGCTATATCTTGCCAATTCGGAGTCTGTCCTGTTGAAACATTACCCCAAGTTGGTGTCTGTGCGCTAGTAATATTTTGCCAGTTCGGGTTTTGGTTGTCATCAATCTCACCCCAAACGAACACTGTACCTACTGCGCCCGTTGCATTTACTCCAGTCACCAACACATCTGCGTCTGCTTTGGTAACTACATTCCCTACTCGTCCTTGGGCATTAACACCCGTAACCTTAACCACCGTACCAAACGCGACAAACACGGTGCCTATAACACCTGTGGCTTCAAGCCCCGCTGTCGGGACGTTCGCATCGGCGGATGTGGTGACGGTGCCTATTGCACCTGTGGCGCTTACCCCAATCGGGTAGATATTGGCTTCGGCAACAATACTTACCGTGCCTATGCTGCCAGTGGCGGATAGCCCTGACGGTTGGATATTCGCATCGGCTGTGACGGAAACGGTTCCCACCGCCCCTGTCGCCGCGTTACCAGTCACCGCTACGTTTGCGTCCGCAGCAACTGTTACACTACCAAGCCCTGTAGTCGCCTCTAGCCCTGTCACTGGGACGTTGGCATCGGCAGTTACATCTACAGAACCTATAGCGCCTGTGGCTTCTACGCCAGATGGGAAGACATTAGCCTCCCCGACAACCGCTACAGTGCCCGTTTCCCCAGTGGCTTCGACGCCCGTTGGGGATACAACTGCATCGGCCTTAACAACTACGCTACCAACACCACCCGTAGCTTCTAGCCCAGATGGTTGTACAGTGGCTGCACCGCTGACAGAAACAGTACCAAGAGCACCTGTGGCTTCTACACCAGTGGGTGATACAACCGCTTCTGCAACAACAGTTACGGTGCCGACGGCACCTGTAGCTTGTACGCCATCAACTTCTACAATGATAAGGTCCGTACCCCAAGAGCCTTGGCCCCAAGCGGTAGAACCCCATCCTATGTACGTGGTTGATGACGGCATTTATTCATCCTACGCAATCCTGATAATGGCGTTAGAAGCGTCCGCAGTCGGGAACTGGATCGTGAAATCACCCGCAGTAGACGTTTTATCCGCACCAAAATCAATTACTGCCACGGCTGGGTTAGACCCACCTTGTTGGAAGATCAATGCTCCACGCGCTGTAATCGTCGCTGTAGACCAAGTCGTATCTGCAAAGTCCAGATACGCGGTGGTGCCCGAGGTTGTCGGGTTCGTTGAAATCGTAAGAGCGTTACCTCCTGCGGTATAACCCGAACCTGTAACTTCATTTGTATCAGGGGTTACACCTACGGTTCCCCCATACGCTGTTGTCGCCGCGCTTAACGTAGCTGATGACGTGTATAACGCGATCCTAAAAGTTTGTGACGTATCCGAACTAAAGTCCATCTCACCATCGAGAAGGGCTTTTTTGAATGACGTGCACATTGCTTGAGTAATTGCCATGATAGCCTCCTTAACTCACTTCTGTTCTATATTGCCCAGAACGATAAGCATCTTCTCTCAGTTTACCATCGCCCAGATTCTTCAGTAGCCCGATTGCCTGTAAGTACAGTTTTTCGTACATCTGAACCACATCCTGCTCACCTTTCATGAATCGGATTGCCTGTACGAGAGCACCGTTAAGTAGAGCAGAATCGAACTCGTCCCCAAGCCATGTAGTGTTAGCAGTAACGATGGATTCAGGATAGTATCCATAATGCAGCTCCATAGCGTAGGCGCTGTCTGGAGTGGGGCCAAGGATGAAGGAGTTATCGTCAAAGTAAGCATAGTGTTTCGGGAGTCCTTCTGATGACGCGTTTGGGTAGGCTTCACGAATGAAGTTCACGTCCTTGTTGATAAGGAAGTGATAGTCCCCGCTACCATCGACGACCGCCAGTGAATAAGACCACAAGAAGTCTGTCGGCATACCCAAATACTTGTTGCTCGCAGACAAAGTACCCGTAACGTTTCTACGCAGAGCAGGAATCTGCACGGAGTTGTAGATCGACTGCTCGGCCTGCTGCGTGAACATGGCGAGCTGATCTTCGGTGAACGTATTCTCCGTAATATCCTCGATATTTGTTTTCAGCTCGGTGTAGTTCATTGCTTAGCCCATAGGTCCACGGGCCATCAGACCCTTCGTTGCTGCCCCAGTGCCACGAACTTTGACACCACCACCCTTTTTCATAGCGGTCTTGGGCATCTTCTTCTTGCTAGGTTTTGCCATTTTCTTACGCATTGTATCACTCCTAAGTAATTTGTATCGTAACTTGCCCTATAAATCCAGTCCCAACAACAGGTCTGACTGGCTCTATGAGTGCTCGACTGCTCGCATACTGATTGCTATCAGGACGCGGATTACGCAAAGCCTGCGGATCGTCCACTGGGAACGAACCAAGTTTCAACTGTGGCTGGTCAGGATTCCAGCACTCAGGGCACGCTTTAAGATTTGTATCGCGGCTTTTCACGACCAAATTCTTCAGCTCACGAAGTTTGTAGGTAAACCCACAAATATCGCAGACCCCTAGCGCTTTCTTCCCTGATGCAAACCGTGTAGCCATCTACGGCCTCATTACACTTGGGACAAACCTAAACGGTGTCTTTTCACGGTCTTCACCAGCCGCCAGAATAAACTGAGACTCGTACTCTGCTTTTAACATCTCCACACGCGGGGCAAGCTCTGGCACCTTCATCGCAATGTGGTACGCCAGCCCAGCCACAAGGCACGGCAAGAAGCGGAAGTTCATGTCAGGGGTTTGAACACCACTACCAGCGTCCTGAATACGGCGCATACGGTAGTATTTGAAAACGTAGCCGTTATTGTCTGGAACAGGCCATACGTTAATGCGCGGCTGGTCACGAAGACGTTCTATCCAAACTTGTATTGGCCTACCCTGTGATAACTTGTTTGGAATCGAAGCGTAGGTACTTACACTAATACGACTTATCGTAAGATCAGATTGTGTCGCCGCGTTACCTGCGTTGGTACGAATTACCTGTTCAAGCAAATCAATAGTATCTGCTGGCAAGTCGTACTGAGATGTGCCCTGCACCAGATTGACGATACCTTCGTCAATCGTCCAGAGGTTAATCCCACGGTTCTGCCACTCGATCGTCATGAGATTCATAGAACGTCGCGCTGTGCGTAGGTCGTAGCCTGATCGCAACTCTCGGCCCGCACGCTCCCATGCCTCCTCGGCAATCTCCGTGAAGTCCATGTTGAACGCTGTGGTGCCTGATGTTGTCATTTTTTCCACCCACTCCGAGCTTTTTTCTTGGCTTTAGCTGACAGATCACTGTAGTGGTACAGCTTTTTAGAAGTGTTAGACATTACTTTACCAGTCATAAGCGTTCCGTCAGGGTGCTTGTGCATCCCGCCTTTGTGCTCCTTACCGTCAGCAAAGTAGTGTTTAACACCTTTAGCCATTGAAATACGCCTCGACCTCTTTCATCAGCGCAGCTTTGGTTTTACGGCGGTCTAGTTCGACACCGTGCTCCCGCATAAACGCTTCGAGTTCCGTCTTGGTCATACCTGAATAGTCAGGCACTTCCTTTTTCTTGGGAGCCGCAGGCTTAGCTTTGACACCCATAGCTTCGAGTTTTGCCTCTGCCTGCGCTTTTGTCATCAGGTCAAAGACTTTAATGTCGTATGTACCGTCGGCGTTCTTCGCGCCGATCTGGTACACTGGTTCACCTGTAGAGAACCTGCCGTTCTGGAAGATTTCCATCACTTCTTCCCCTTTCGCTTGGCTGGAGAAACACGGCGGGGCTTACCCGCTGGCTGTCCAAGCCGTTTCTTTTCCGCGATTTTCTTGCGCTTCTCAGAAGCACTCATCTCGCCGCTTGTTTTAGGGGTTTTACTGGATACCTTCTTTGTAGGTCTACAATATGGCGTTCCCCGCTTTTCCCCTTCTTTGCGTCCGCAAGCCTTGCCAGTACGCACATCTTTCCAGTCCTCTTTGAACCAGCGTTTTAGTGCAGCGCCTTTTGCAGTCTTGCGAACAGCCATTACTTACTACCCCAATTTTTAGCGCCGACTTTTCGGCACTTGGCAATAGCACCGCTAGCATAGGCTGACGGAAAGACCTTGTAACGAGACTTTACCTTACGGTAGCACTCGTCCTTGACCGTCCCGCCCTTCTTGTAGCTTTTGCCGCTACAACAATCACAGCCGCAGCTATTACGGTAATACCGCCGCATCAGGAGCCTTTCATCTTTACCATTTTGCACTGACGAACAGCGCCGCCACGGGCCATACCGCAACCACGGACTTTGCCACCAGACTTCATGCCACGGCGAGGTGCGCCCGCGCCAGTACCCATGACAGCCATCATGTCGTCCATAGAGCGCTTTTTCTTGCGCTTCATCGGCATATCCTCAGACATGTCAGCCATACCGCCCATCTGGTATTTTTTGACTTTGCCGCCAGCCATCATTTTGCCTTTGCCATCAGCGGCAAATTCAGGAACCATCTTCCCGTCCTTGCCACGAACCATGGGCATACCGCCCGCTTTGTATCCTTTTTTCATAAACTCTTCTCCTACGTTCTGAGGAACCCCGACCTTCTTAGCGAATTGGGGGTTGTTTGCTACTGCTGCCATGAACCTTTGCTGTTTTGCAGATTTCGCAGGCATGACATCACCACTTCACTTTATCCGCCCAATAGGCGGCAGACATTTTGCCCTTGGCAATGTTTCTGCCATGGCGTGCTTTGAATGACTTGCGCTTAGCTTTCATGCGGGCAGACTCACCCTTTTTCGGCTTACCAGCGGTGCTTGCACCTTGTTCACCAAAACGGATGATCTTCTCTTTGCCACCTTCACACGCCTTTACGACATGTGATTTCTTAGGATGGCTTGGAGTACGACGCGGCTTATTGCAAGCCATGCTGGCTTTATCGACTTTGCCACCTGACTTGTAATAACTACGCATGTCGCCCCCTAGCTGTAGAACACAGTCATCGCCGTGATGTTGGTCATCGCAGTGATGAACACATCAGACTGGCAACGTATGCCCCAATCGGGGATGTTTACAGAGTGAGAATCAGACGCGAGAAAATCTAGGTCCAAAACAGTCGGACCCCCATCACCATCGGTAATGGTCAAACGTCCTGCTCCTGCCCCTGTCAACACTTGCACCTGACGGATACGCGCTGGGCCTACTGCGAGAGAGGCTGCGGCGGTAACTCGTTTGGCGCGAACGTCTGAATTAGACATGAGCTATCTCCTTAACCTGCGGAGACCGTCAGAACGCCTGAGTTACTCCAAAGCTGCCCTGCGACAGACGGATCAGAAGTCGGAAGATCAGTGAAGATAACAACGCTGTTCGTGCCGTCATGAGTGATCGAGATGTTCTCAGTCACTGTGCCAGTGCCAGCAGCTTTAGTGATGTCCTTGAAGCCGTTTTCAGAACGGACTGGACCTTGGAAAGTCGTATTAGCCATGTGAATCTCCTGTCTTGGCTAGTGTCAGTTCCACCATAGAACTGTCAGGGATTAAGGTCTTATAACATATAAAGAGAAAGGGGGCAAATAAATTGCCCCCCTCCCTATTAAGCACCCGGCGAACCGAAGATGCCCAGTGGGTCAGAAACCCCGAACGAATAACGCTCACGGGCTTTGTAGCGGCTGTTGCCAGTATCGAAGTCAGCGTCCATGGACGTAGACATCGGAGTACGGACAAAGTGCTTCAAGCCGTTAGGAACGTCGGTCATCAAGAACCATGCGTCGGTGTCGGTCAGATAGTGGTTAACAGTGTAACCTTCTGGGATCGAACCGTTGTTACGGATGGCGTTGATGTCGTTGTCGGCAGTACCAACGCGGCCTTCAGTGTCGAGCAAACGAGTTGCAACGAACTGTAGGTTCGGTGGGATAACCAACTTGCGAGGCTTGGCAGCGATCAAAAGACCGCGCTCGTCAGTCCAACCTGCAATCTGAATAACAGCCGCTTCCAAGGAAGTTTCGTTAAGATCAGCCGCAACAGCAGGACGGTTCGAGTTGCTTCCGCCAGAAACCAGAGGGTGGTCGGTCGCACACAATACTTTGCCGTCACCGTAGGTTGGGTTGCCAGAACCTGTGAACGCTTGGTTCAAGATTGCAGCAGCTTTAACCTGTTTGGTGTACGCCATGGCACGAGCCAGCGCTTTGGTGTAACGAGCAGACAGAGAATCGTAGAGGTTGTCCTCGATTGCTTCTTCTGTGATGCTGAAACCCATCGCAACAGTTTCGTGCGTATAACGTGCAGTCCACGCTTCTTGCGCATTATCGTACTCGATTGCGGCACCTTCGTTTTTAACAGGTGCTGCTGAGAAGCCCGATAATTTGGTTTCTTCCTCAAATGAGCGCTCTGAGGATTCGGTTTCATAAATTTCGGCGTGCTCTTCGCCGTATTTCGCGTACTCCATTCCGAACAGAGCGTTCAGGCCGGGAAGGAGTTCTTTAAGTAACTGGGCGCGTGAAATAGCCATTGTCTACTCCTCCTTATACGCCAGTCGTGCTGTCATACTGATGGCCTGCGTTCCATTTAACGTAGGCTTCGGTATAACCACCCGAGCTGTTTTTGGTTTCCTCAACCAAACCGATGATACGGAAAGGAAGAGTGTTGGTAGTTGCAGACGTATCGGAGATCGCGCAACGAGAGTTACCCGAAGTCGAATCACCAGTGTTGTCTACACCTGCGACGTTTGCACCAATGTCGGTCTGTGCAAGGTCACCAATGGTCGTACCAGACGACACAACAGCAACTTTGAACAGGATGTCA